AAAACAGGAAACTTTTTGTGTAAATAGTGGCTTCTAGGGCATTCAAAGATATCAACTTATCCTTCAAACGTCATCCTGTGACGAATGATGTGGTTGCAATTCGTGATGAAGATGCTATCAAAAGGTCTGTAAGGAATATAGTTTTTACAATTTTAGGTGAAAAACCATATAATCCGACTTTTGGATCAGTAATAAATAATGCTTTGTTTGAATTAAGCACAAGTTTGAGTGAAATTCGTATTTCAGACGAAATTTCATCATCTTTAAACAGATTTGAACCAAGAATTACAAATGTTGTAACAACTGCAACAGTTTATCCTGATTCAAATGAATTAAATTGTACAGTTCAATATGATATTGTTGGAATTCCAGCACCTACACAAACAGTCGACGTTCTCCTTTTCCCAGCTAGAGTATAATGGCTTTCGGTCAATATGTAAATTTAGATTTTGATGAAATAAAGTCGTCTATCAGAGATTATCTGAGGGCGAATACGAATTTTACTGATTATGACTTTGAAGGGTCAAACCTTTCAATAATTATTGATGCATTAGCATATAATACTTACATTACTGCGTATAATACCAATATGGCAGCGAATGAGTGTTTTCTTGACTCTTCTACACTTCGAGAAAACGTTGTTTCACTTGCCAGAAACATTGGATATGTGCCAAGATCTCGTAGATCAGCAAGAGCAAAGATATCTTTCACTGTAGATGGTTTAGTTGAGACATCTACACTTACATTAAATGCTGGATTAGTTTGTAATGGTTCTGGACAAAACTCAAACTACATATTTTCAGTCCCAGAGGGCATTACAGTTCCTGTTGTCAATGGAGTCGCTGAATTTAATGAAATTGAGATATATGAGGGAACATATGTAACTCAAAGTTTTACAGTTGATACATCTCTGTTCAATCAAAGGTATATTTTAGATAATTCCTTCATTGATACATCTACAATCAAAGTAAAGGTTAGATCATCTGAAAGTGCGACCTCAAGTGTTACATATAAACAAATTGATAACATTGTAGGAGTAACTTCTACCTCATCATCCTATCTTTTACAAGAAATTGAAGATGAAAGGTATGAATTAATATTTGGTGACAATGTAATCGCTAAAAAACTATCAAATGACAACTTTATTGAAGTTACATACATTGTGACTGATGGTAGAGAGGGAAATGGCGCTTCAGAATTCAGTTTTGTAGGAAATATTACCAATCAAGACGGTGCATCGATAAACGCAGCTTTAATATCTTTGATTTCAACGAATGAAAAGTCAAGAGACGGTGATGAGATTGAATCCATATCATCAATTAAGTATTATGCACCTCGAATTTACTCTTCTCAGTATCGTGCGGTTACAGCATCTGATTATGAATCAGTTTTAGGTTATATTTACCCAAACGTAGAGTCAGTTACTGCCTATGGTGGCGAAGAGATGACTCCACCTCGTTTTGGAAAGGTTTTTATCTCAGTCAAACCTCGAAATGGTGATTTTCTATCAGATCAAACAAAAAGAGAATTAGTGCAAAAACTTAAGAGTTATGCAGTTGCTGGAATCGTGCCAGAGTTCATTGATCTAAAATATTTGTTTGTTGAATTACAAGCAAATCCATATTATAATCCAAGTTTGAATGATGACTCAGAAAATCTTAAAACTGATGTCTCAAACGCTTTAACTCAATATTCTCGTTCAATCGATGTTAATAAATTTGGAGGTAGATTCAAATATAGTAAGGCCGTCTCATTAATTGATAGTATTGACTCTTCAATTACCTCAAATATCACTCTTGTCACGATTCGTCGTAATTTAAAAGCAGTTTTAGGTAGATTTGCTCAGTATGAGATATGTTACGGTAATATGTTCCATACACAAGAAAGTTCTTATAATATTGTTTCAACTGGATTTACAATTGAAGGTGTAACAGGAACTGTTTATCTTGCTGATGAAGTAATCAATCGTGAAAAAGGAAGAATATTTTTCTTTACATATAATGAGGGTGGAACTCCAAATATTGTAAAGAAAAATGCTGGTACTGTTGATTATATGCATGGTGAAATTCTTATAGATACTGTAAATATACTTTCAACAGTAGTTGCAAATAACGTGGTTGAAATTCAAGCAATTCCTCATTCAAATGATGTCGTAGGTCTTCGTGATTTATATGTCAAGTTTGATATGACAAATACAACGATTAAAATGATTCCAGATTTAATTGCATCAGGAGAAAACACTTCTGGATCAAGATTTGTTCATACTCATAGTTATTATACACCAACTTACACAAGAAAATCAAATTCACCAGTTTCAACCACTGATCCACTTCTTCCATCAACAGCTTCTTCAACTGCAACAACTACTTCAACAAGTGGAACATATACGGCATCGACTGCAACTTCATCAAGTACGACGAGTTCAACAAGCACATCTTCCACACCCTCATCTGGAGGTGGATCTAGTTACGGCGGCGGATATTAATGATCGATACCTCAATACAAAGAGTCGAAGTTAATCAGGTAATTGAAAATCAGTTACCTGAGTTTGTGCAATCTGAAAGTCCGCTTTTTGTGGATTTTATGAAGCAATATTATATTTCCCAAGAATATCAAGGTGCATCTATAAACATTGCTGAAAATTTAGATAGATATACAAAATTACAAACATACGTTGGTGCTGCACTTACTGAATACACAGGATTAAGCACTGATACACAATCATTCTCCTCAACAATTTTTGTAGATTCTACAAAAGGTTATCCAAGAAAGTATGGATTAATTAAAATTGATGATGAGATTATTACATATACTGGAATCGGAACAACTTCATTTACTGGATGTGTTCGTGGATTTAGTGGTTTAACTAATTTAGATCAACCTACAAAACCAGACCTTGTTGAATTCAAAACATCAGTTGGCGCTGCACATACTGGCGGATCAAAAGTTCATAACTTATCTAATCTTTTTATTCGTGAGTTTTTTAATAAACTTAAAACAACTTATGCAAGTGGTTTTGAGAATCGTAAATTAAGTGGTAACATTGATCAGGTTAAATTTATTCGACAGATTAAAGATTTTTATCGAACAAAAGGAACAGAGGAGTCATATAAAATTTTATTCAGAGCGTTGTATGGTCAAGAAGTTAATATTATTAAACCCTCCGATTTTCTAATCAAACCATCAGATGCTGATTATGGATTTGCACAAGATTTTGTTGTTAAACCAATTACAGGTGATCCTCGAAATTTAAAAGGATCAACACTTTTTCAAGACGCAGATGATGATGATAGTAATATTCTTGGTGCCTCTGGTGCGATATCAGATGTAAAGGACTTTTTATATGGAGGAGAGCATTACTATCAAATCAGTGTATCACAAGATTCAATTGATGGTGACTTCATAGTTCCAGGCAGAACTCGTATTGTAGAACCTGTATCAATTGGTGCGACTGTAATTACAGTTGATACTACAGTTGGTTTTCCTACAAGTGGATCTTTGTCATTACCAACTGCAAATGTAGCTGGTGTTGTAACATATACAAGTAAAACTGCAAACCAATTTGTTGGAGTGCCAACAGCGACTGATGAATTAAGTGTTGGTGATGATGTTAGATTTAATAATGTTGCATATGGATACTCTTTTACAAATAATACTAAAAAGATTGAAGTTTTAATTACAGGAGTTCTAAAAGATTTTCCTATTCCTGATACCACATTTTATTTTAATAAAGGTGATAAAGTCAAAGTTGGTACATTTGGTATTAACAAAAGTTCTGAGGATGCTAATTTTGGTTCTTATGTTTATAACACATCTGTAAAATTTACTCCTCAAACTGTTACAAGACAATCAAGTAGTAGTTTTAATATTTCAACTCCGTCTGCTCATGGATTTTTAGAAGAAGATGCAATTGAGGTTTTAGATGGACAATCTACTTCAGTTGCAGTTGGTCGTGTTTTAAGTGTCATTAGTAGTTCAACTTTAGTTTTAGGTGATTTGCCTGGCATCGCAGAAAATAATATAGCATTTATTCGTAGAAAACTTAAAAAGGGTAATAGTTCTCTTCATACTAATATCAACAAATACACAACTGATGTGCAGAATGTATATGATCATGATAGCGATAATGCGTCGGCATTACCACCACATCCTCATGCTTACGTCGCCTCACCATCTCTACCAAGTTTAGGTAATGAACCCATAGTTGCACCAGATCGTTCTGTAACATGGACTGGCGCTACTGGAGGAGATGTTATACAATTAATACAGGTCACAGAGGGTGCTGCTGATCACGGATTCTATTCTGGAGAAGTTGTCACATATAACGTGATCAGTGGTTTCTTGGGTCAGTTAATTGATGGAAAGAATTATTATGTAAGTCGTGTAAGTTCAAATAATATTCGTCTTGCAAACTCTTTGCCAGATCTTGTAAATGGAGATTTTGTAGATGCGACTGGAACTGGAACATTTAAAATCTCTGTTCCTGACCTCGCAAACAAAAAACTTGAACATCAAAAATTATTGAAGAGATTCTCATTGAATCCAGTATTTGATGGGGCGCAGCGTGAAACATCGCCAGGCACGACTGGCATGTTGGTAAATGGTACAGAGATATCAAACTATAAGTCAGGTGATGTTATATTTTTTGGTG